ATCAAGCGGGTCGCTGTTTGGTCCTCTGCGCACTCGCACTACTTCCCTAGCATCAGAAATATTGCCGAGCATTTCCTTTTTGATGACGTTGCCCGCACCACGGTGAATCCGTCTCTGTACTTTCGGATTTTTCACCTGTTTACGCAATTCAGCAAGCTGCTTCTCAAGCGGCGTCGTATGTGCGTGGATATGTATCACGTGCCGGAAATTTGGCAAAGCAAAACAAGCTGGTCCTGTCGGCCAATTTCTTCGATGCCTTGAATGTTGTAATACTTCGAATTGTATAGCACGCGGTCGTCCGCTTTGATGCCTCGGCTGTCGCTGCTGCTGCGAATTTTAAACCGCAGCCGCTGCACGGGCATATCTTGGTCCGTCGTGATTCGCTCGGTCATGCCTTCGCCCGTCTTCATCAGCTCGGCCCAAACGGTCAGCAGCGTCGCCCACGTCTGTACGCGCTCGCCGTAATCGTTCGTTGTTGTGGTGTATCGTTCCACCGTTATGCGCCGGTCGCTTTGTCCTATCCTCATCGGTCAGAAATTACGCGGTAAGGATTTAGCAAGCTGTGGATTAGGTTAGGCACCTCTGCTGTGCTTGTACCTACCACGACAATATTGCGGTTCTCATAGAAGTGTGCGACTAGCAGCTTGATGGCGTGAATCAAACCATCAGGCACTTCAGACTCAAGGTATCCCAATTCCATTGTCACCTGCACGCCGTTGCTGGTATCTGGGTGCACCGTCGGCGGTGAAATAGTTGTGATGCGTGCGGGCTTGCGTTTTAGGTCCGTGTAGTATTGGGACGTCGATAAGGTAAGCGTCGTGCTTGGCGTATTGTTGTAGACAATGCTTGTGATGCTGCGCACAGGACCCACGGGTATCTCCCACGTACCACGGAACTCGTCAAGATACATGACCGCCGTGACGTCGCCCAGCTGCAGGTTGCAATAATTCTGCACGTAATCGATGGCCGCGCTGCGTAGCGCCTCAATCAGCAAGTCCTCGTCGCTGTGGTCTACGCGCAAAAATGTCTTGAGGTCGGCGGTGCTGACAATGCTGGACTCGGCAGCTGCGCCAGTAATCTCTAAAGTGTAGTACATGGGTGCAAGATAAAAAAAAGGCCCCGCATGGTTGCGAGGCCCTTTCTCATTCAATCAATCTACTCTTACGCGTCAGCGCCTGCAACGATTGCATCGTTGTAAACAATGGCACCGAGCGAACCAGCGCGTCTAACCTTAGCGTCAAAGAAAGTATCAACTACAATCTTGACAGTTCCAGCTGAGATGCCGCTGAAGATGTCCAACGTCACGTCCAAACCGCCCCAGTTGGCGTAGAACATGTCAGACCAATCACCGTAGTACAAGAAACGCAAAGCGTTAGCGCCTGATCCCAATGCTACATCTTCTGCGTCGCTCAACAACTCAGATGCAAAAACAGCACTTAAGTCGTTAGTCGGTACAGAACCGCTTGACAATACATTGTAGCCGAGCATGCTGCCGTTTTCGTACAAAGCAGCGACAGAACCGACTCGCGCCTTTTGCATCAAGTCAGCAACGGAAGTTGGGTGAGCAACAAACTGCGTGTTGTTTTCTGCACCGTTCGCAGTGATAGTAGACCACAAACCGATGATGTCGTCAACAGTTACAGCAGGAATATCGTTATCTGCTGTTTCGGCTCGCTTAATCAAAGTACCTGTCTGACCAGCCAAAGCAGTAGCACCTCCAACACCTGTAATTGATTGCAAAGCAATCTTGTCCTGTACGTTGGCGATAGATCGGCCAAAGTCAGCAGCAATGACCTCTGCCATGTTGCCGTTCGTTTGGTTGATAGCCTCCTTGGTCACAATCATCTGCTGTGCGATACGAGCAGGTGACAATGTCTGTGAACCCATTGACCCAGTGTTGCCAGTTACGCCTGCTGCTTCTGCTGGCTCCTCTGCTGCATCAGTTGGCAAAGATGGCATCTTGATGTCACCAACAAAGCCGTTCAGCTGAGTAGCGCCAGTAGCTGCCAAGATTGAGTTAGAACGCAAAGCGCCAACCAATGCAGTTACCTCAGTGGCTACAGTTGTCACTGCGTCGTCTACTGAACCGCCTGCAGTTGTGCCGTAAACGTTACGAGCTTCAACCAACATTGATTGCGGGATGCTGAAGTCGCCGCGCAAGCCGAGGCCCAAAGCGCTGGCTTCGTTCCGTGCTTCCTGCATCACTTCTTTTTCGAGGCCAGTCACGCCACCGTGTGCAGCTTCGCGCAAAGCCTTACCAAAGTCAAACTTTGCGTTGGCCTTGATTGCTTCCTTGTCGCTTCGTACAACTGCATCTTGTGCAACGGCACGAGCCTTAAGGCGCTGTTCGTTTTTTGACAAAGCGTCGCGCTGCTGTTCAGCTGCTTCGAGCTTTGCGTGGATGTCTTGCGTCTCTTCCAATTCCTCAGAAGTTAACGCGCGCTCTTCGGTCTCTGCGAGAGCGTTGATGTTTGCCAACTTGTCCTCCAACTGAGAGACGTAGCGGGCCGCATCATTTGAGTTGCGAAAATTCATAATCTTTATCTGTTTTGCGGTCTTCTCCGCTGTTTGCTCAAAGGTACGCACTTCCTGCTTTTCAGGTTGCGCCTCCAATTTCGTTTGTACTTCTTCTACTGGCTCAGCCTTGACCTCTGCCATCTGCCGCGCTGCCACCGTCGTGGTTGGGTACGCTGGGTAGGTGACTGGCGACACGTCCAGCAGCCGCGCCATCTTAGTCACGGTGCGTGTGCTTCGGTCCTCGCTCCACTCCTGCTCGGCAATGGTAAACGCAAAGCTGGACTGTGAGATATCGCCGCGCTTGATTAGCTTGTACAGGTCGCGCCCGTCTTGAGTATCAGCCAAAGCTGCACGGTACTTTAGTCCCGTGTCGTCAATGCTTAACTCCAACGTGCCGTTCGTGGTGCGTGCCATCGGTGCGCCTTCGTGGTTTAGCAGCAGCCGCACGTCGTCCTCCATAACGTCGTCAAATGCGCCGCGTGCAATTTCTTCCTTAAAATATCCGAGGTCGGTGCGCTGCTCAAAGTTTGCAGCATAGCCTTCGATGACCAGCGAGTCGTCGCCAGCGGCACGCACCTCTGCGGTTCGTAACTCTACGTTCTCGCCGTATTTGTTGCGCAGCTCTTCAACTTGCGCGTTTTCTTTATTCTCCATTACTACTCAATTTAGTGCTGTACTCGTCGAGCTTGTCCAGCGCAATCTGATTGACTTGTACCATGTGAGCATCGCCACCTCGTACGCTGTTCATGTCCTCCGTGCGTCGCGCTTCGTTAATACTCATAATGCCCGCCTTGACAAGCGTGTCATAATACTGGGCGCGGCTCACGCTGTCGCCTCGCAAAAGGTCTGCAAGGTCGAAACGCGTAAAGTGCGTCAGGCGCTCGTCAGGTGCAATTAGCTTGCAGTTCATTTCCTGCTCTATCTGACGCGTCCATGGCACAATGGTGTACTTGGCAAACTGGATAGCTTGCTGCTCCGTGTTGCTGTACGTCACATTCGATTGCACACCTACAAGGCTTGGCGGCACGCCAAAGATTCGGCAAATCTCTTGATTTAAAAAGTCGCGCTGCTCCGTCAGGCTTGCGTTTTCAGGATCAACTGCGATGCGGTCGTATCGGAATCCGAACGGCAGCAGCTTGGTGCCGAGTTGGTCGCTGCTGTTGTTCCAGCTGTCCTTGATAATGTCAATCTGCTCCTTCTTTAGCGGTTCGTTGCTAGACAATATGCCCGTCATATTGCCTGAGCTACCAAAGAACTCCGCAGCAAAATCCTGCGCCGCCTTCGCGAGTCCGAGCATCTCGCGGTGTAATTCGATTGGACTCTGTCCGTACAGGTTGCAAACGCGCAACATGTCGGCGTGCATATAGACGCCACGGTCTTTGACCTCGTACATGACCTCACCGTCAACCATCTTTTCCTTGACCGACTTAGGGTTGACGATGCAAAGCTCATACGGGTCGCCATTCGGCAGGCGCTTAATAATTGCATACGCCTTGCCATAGATCAGGATGTTCGCCACGTACGTCTGCCAAAAGTCGTACGCTGTATAGCCTTCCTCTGCCTCTACGCTGATAAGATCCTGAATGGTGTGACCGACGCTGACCTGCACTCCGTTCTCGGTGCGGCGCATGACGTCGAGATGCAGCTGCGCAATCGTGCTGCTGATGCGCTGCACACACGCGTATACCGTCGAGAGTCCCATAGCTGACTCAGTGTCCACGTAGGCGCCCGCCCGCGTGCTGATACCTCGCAAATGTGATGCGAAACTATGGTGACCTGTGTACGCTACTTGGTACCCGTCACGCTGGAAAATTCGTTGAAACCAGTTAGCCATTGGCCGCAAGTTACGAAAGGTTGATAATCTCAAAATAGCCCTCGTCTTCTGCTGGGCTTTTCATGTGCTCGCCGATGCCCATAATCATGGCCACGATCGGGTCAATTTTTCCGCCGCTCTTTTGTTTGTCGGCTTTAATATTGCCTGCTGGGTCCATCTTCAGTTCAACATTGCCGAGCGCCCAACGTAAAACGGGGTCGCCATCATGCCAAATTTTGCCCGTTCGCGTCAAAACTTCAAGCTGCTTTGTGGGTGATGACATCGAAACAAAACCCTGACCAAACGGCACCAACGGCACGCCGTCATCCACCAAGTCGATGGCAATTTGCGTGCTGTTGTAACGGTCAAACGCTATTTTTTGGACTTGATAATTGTGCATAATGCTGTTTTCGTCAGTTACTTGGCCTTCGGGCTTGTTCATCACGCCACTCACGACGCGCCTGATACTAGCGTAATCGGTTACGTTGCCGTCCGTCAGATGCACGTTTGGCAGCTCTCGAAAGGTGCGGTAAATATGCGACGGGTCGCGCTCTAATACTTGGTCAACGGTGTCGCTTGGCAGAAAGTAATGGCCGCGAACATGGTATCCGCCGTCATCGGGATAAACCATAACAAGCGCCGTCATGTCGGAAACGCTCGCAAGGTCGAGGCCGCCCCAGCACGGCAGGCCGTCGAGGTTCGCCTCGCGTTTGTTGCGCATCCAAACCTCATCCTGTATCCACGTCTTGCTGGCGGTGACCCATTTATTCAGGTGCTTCGTCTTAAACTCTACCTCGCGCGATCCGCCAAGGTTGATGGCTTGCTGTAATTGCGATTCCAAAAGCTGCGGACGCAATGCTGTACCTAATGATGGGTTGGCTTTTACCCATGTGCTGCTGTCGGTCCAGTCGTCACCTTCGTCGAGTTCGTAAATAATGGCAAATTGCGCGTCATCGTGTTTGATGCCGTCCAGTATTTCTTTGCACGTCTTTTGCAATTCATAGCACGGCGATTCGCGGTTAAAGCCTGCCGTGGTAATTGTAAGATGCAAAGGGTTGCGGCGCGCCTGCATACCGGACCGCAGCACGTTCGCCACGCCGTCCGTGGGGTGCGCGTGATATTCGTCGATTCCTGCAAAGTGAATGTTCAGGCCGTCCAGCGTGTCGCGTTCCGCGCTCAGGTATGTGCACCGCGCCGAAAGCGTCGGCGCTTTGATGTCGTGTTTTCCTGCTTTGAGGTGCTTTCTGAGCGGCGGCGAAATGGAAACCATCCTTTGCGCTTCGTCAAATCCGATTTTTGCTTGGTCTTTCTTAGTTGCTGCAAAATAAACTTCAGCAGCTTTTTCTTGGTCAAAGAAAAGAGCCGCCAAAGCAGCGCCTGCCATAAGCGTCGTTTTGCCATTCTTACGAGCCACAGTAATATACGCATAGTTGAATCTTCGTGTTCCGTCTTCACGAAACCAGCCGTAAAGATTCCACAAGATAAACTTTTGCCACGGAAGCGGGTCAAACGGCTGGCCGTCCCATTCTCCAACGGTATGCCTAATGGCGCGCTGAAAAAAGGTGATGTAAGCCTGCGCGGTATGCGCGCGAAATTCGAGGCCGCGCTCCTCAGCGGTGTCAAGGTCGGTAAGGTAGCGTTCGCACGCTTTGCGCGTGTACTTACTCGCCGCCTGCTTTCCGTGTACTACGTCAAGCGCGTATTGATGCGCCTCAGATTGATGCATCTTTGAAGGTCAACAGCTCTTCTAATTCGTCGTCCAACTCTACGTCCACTTCAATGCGTTTGCGTGCCGCTGGCGTCATGCCTAATTCCTTCAGCACTACAAGGTATTTACTGCGCGACTCGACCAGCATTTGATGTTCGGGCCGGTGCTTCGTCATCACGCCGCCGTCACGGTTTTTGAATTCGTACGTATAGCCTTTTTCGTCTATGATGGCTTGCAGCTCGCGCACCTCGACCGTAAGGCAAGCCGCCATCTTCAGCAAATCTTCATCGAGTTCGCCGATGTGTCGTGCGCTGCGCAGGCTTTGCTTTATGCGCGCGTACGCTAGCTTTTGCTTGTCTGTCAGTTCATCCATGCGATAAAGGTAAAGCCAAATCGGGAAGAAAGCGCACAAAAAAACGGCCCCTGC